TTTGCAAAACTTTTAATAGTTTTAAATGCACAATAAGCAAACACGGCAAATGCTACTGTAGAGAAATTAGGAGCTTGCTCCATCAATTTCATAATTTGAATTATCTCATTCATTTCTTTTTCCTCCATTTACTACCGCCAAAAATTAAGACAGCAATATAGAAAGCTTTAGCCTTCCACACTTCTAAACTACTATTGCGTAAACCATTATAAAATGCCATGTCGGCATCTCTACGAAACATATCAAAGGTTTTTAATTCAGAATATAAAAAATCATGTGCGATAGCATTTTCAACGCCGACATCAAAATTGCTAAATAAAGGTTTAAATATAAACGGAATCGAAAAGCCGTTAGACTCAAAACCTGCTGGTATAATATACATATCAGGCAATCTTTGACCCGCAAAATTGATATAAAATCTTAAATCTTCGTGAAGAACGATTTTATCTTTTTTATCTTTTTTCGGCGTATAAACTGGCTCGTCTATAAAGTCAAATCCTGATTTCATTATGCTGTAAATTTAATTGCTTCAACTTCTTCAACAGTTTTACAATTATTAATTTGTGATAAATAAACACTATTCAAAACATTGCTATTTACTTCTCTTTGCTGAATATGATTCGCCAATGATTCCGCAATTGGAAACACATTAACCATACCAGTTGATTGAACGCCATTTTTAGTAATGGTAGTTGTATAAGGAATTATTTTTGAATCTAAACAAGTTTTTAGATTTGCTTTTAAACTAACTAAATCAATTGACTTAACATCAAGAATAGAAGTTTTAATGCAACTAGTCATATCAAGATTGCACTTGTTTAAAATGCTTTCAGGAGTTAGTTTTGAATTAGGTATTGCATCAACATACCAAACGAAGCTAACAGACTCACCTTGTTTAAATTGAGTTTTATCGCTAACAATTACAGGAACTAACTCGGGAGCTGTAAATGTTGTGTAAGGTTTAGTTTTTTCAGCGAGAATAAATGTGTTTAATTCATTTATTTTTTCTGCTTTGGCTTGAGTAAAAAGAAAAACATTAATTTCTCCCGCAGTAGCATCAATCCAATCTTCTTGAGGACAGCCAAATTGTCCAATTTGATTTGTTTTTAAATTTTTTAGAAACATAAATTAATTAAATTAAATTTTTAAAGTTAAATCTGTATAACCAATTGTTGAAATAGAATTAGAAGTGTTAACGTCGGAATTACTCCAACGCGTTCTAATTTGTGCAGATAAATTAGTTTTAATAAAGCCATTAAAAAATAATTCTGTTATATTTACTCCAAGAAAAATAGAAGAGGGGACAGTTCCAGCATAAATCGGAGCAATATCATTTGAATCTAATGACGAATATAGCATAGATGTTACGGTTGCCCCTCGCGTTCCCAAAACTGAAATTTGAGCTAAACATTTTATGCCTAATGGAACTGATAAAGTTCTCGGTACAGCAGAAGTTCCTTGGTTTGTTAAACCAACATCAAATGTTGGCGTTTTATATTCAAAATCTTTTAGGGTTTGAGTAAATTGACGAATATTCCCATTAGAATCCGTAGATATAGAGCCTCGTCTTTCAAATTTAGTAAAGCCACTAGGCAAAACAGATGTAGGGTCGGGGGCGGTTCCAGAAATACCAAGTAAAAATGCGGAATCTTCTACGCCAGTGGTTGGATTATAAATTTTATAACAATGATAAGTTGAATTTATTGCCTTTGGAACTGCTGTTCCGTTTAATAATCCACCCTGATTTGTTCCTGCCGACCAAGTTGCATCAAGTCTTTTAGTCATTATTGCAGTTGCTGTTGCTTGTCCCGAGCCGTCGCTAAATTGGAAATTTCCAGGACTAAAATCAATGTCGTTGTTTGCATCGGTGGCATTGTTGGAGATTGTGATTGGATTCGATAAAAATGCTACGCCTTGACTTGTGGCGGTGGCTTTATAACCAGGAAGACCAGCAAGAGCGGTGAGGTTAGCGTTTAATTGTTGTGCATCAAGAGTAGTCCGAGCCTGTGAAGCTGTTGTATCATCAAGTAATGTTTTAGCAAAGGTAGAAACTGGAGCTAATCCAACATCAGCTAAATCTTTGGTAGTAAGATTATCGCCAGCGTTATTAACTGCGATTACTTGATTAGCTTGACTTGCACCAATAGGAAATTCAATATTATTTAATAATGAAGATTTAGGCAATTTAAAAACACGGTTTAGGTTTTCTTTTTGCTCTAACATCATCAAAGTTAATTTATCTAAAGAACCTTCTAAAGCCGTTCCTGGTAAAGCATCACTGCCCGAGGTTGTAATATCGTTATTTTGTGTAAAATTAACTTTTCTTAATAAACTAACCTTATGATTATTTAATGGAGCCGTGCCGAATACAACATTACCTTGATTTATTACGCCGTTTACATAATCCGTTGTATTATAGGTTATTGTATAGTCAGTTGTTTCAATTTTGATACTTTCTGCACCAGTAGTATCGGCAACAATAACTTCTAAAGAAAATTTAGGAGTTGCATTTGTTTCATAAAAAATAGGAAAATCGAAAGCATAGGTAGTATTTACCCCATTTGCTGTATAATCTCTCCTTAAAATATTTGATGTTATTGTCATTTTTTTAAATTTTTTTTGTTAAAAATACCTATATTTTATTGATTTGCAATAGCTTTTTCAAAATTATCCATTGCCCTAGTCAAAAGAAAATGGTTATTAAACCAAATCATTCTTCTTATAGCTTTTGCATCAGCGTCGCTTATCTCGCCTGATTTTAAAGCTCCTATTGAAATAGCGGCATCTCCAAGAAGTCCAACACTAGGACCCAATAAAGACGCTCCAATATTTCTTGATTGATACCTTGATAATTCACCTGTTCCAAGAAGACTAGAAGCTCCTAAACCAACTTTGTCGGCAATATGTGAATAATCAGCCAATATACTAAAATATCCGCTTCTATCTATACCTTCAGCAAGCCAAACACGAGGGTCTTTTGATAATTCTTTTCCAGCTAGTTTAGCTTTAAAATAATAAGCCATCATTCCCAAACCTACTGCGGAAATTAAGCCATTTAAAACTGCCATGTCTTTTTGCTGTAAACTTGAAACTAGAACTTGTTGCGTTGCCCCAAAAACAAATGATTTAAATTGACCAACAACTTTGCCCGTTTCGGTTTGCATCCATAAAGGTAAATCGCCAGCACCAACGGTTACTATTGTGCTGTCAATGTCAGTGTTCATAGCGTTTCTATATATTCTAACAGCTTCAGGATTATTCCATTTTTCAGTATTGGCAACAAATAATCTACCTTCTTTATATGCGTGTTGGTTTAATTCATCAGCAATAATTTTATAATTATTTGAACCTATTCCCAAAGAACCTAAATAAGCGGTTTCCTTTTCATCAATTTTATTAAATTTTTTAATTCCATCAATCATTCTTTGTTGAGATAATACAGAAGTAAAACCTTTTTGTGTATCATTCCAAACTGGCATTAAATTTATTTTTGACATAAATTTAGAAATATTTTCAGTATATCTTTCAAATGCAGAAAGGTTGCTTGCAAATGGATCGCCTAAACCTGAAAAACTAGCCATCCTTTCAGGAGCGGTGATATCGTGTATATTTCCTGCTAACTTAGCTTCTTTAACATTTAATTTAATACCTTCTAAATTTGTAATTAAATTTGGTAATGTTTTTGCCCAAGTTTTTAAACCATATTTTCTGATGGGATTTGAAATATCAGTAATCGAAGCTATAGCAACTTGCCCCATTTTAGTTACATAGTTATATTGTCTTGCTATTCTTCCACCTCTAACAATCATTGAATCAGGATTATCTGGGCGGGCATACATTCCACGCATTATCTTAGCAACTGAGGTAAGGTCATTAATTACGCTCTTTTTTTCTTTATCAATTTGTTTTAATATTTTAGGGTCGGTTGTTTTTGCTATAACTTCCGCATATTCTCCTTGAATTGTTGTAATTGCATCATCTAAAGTTAAATCACCATCAAAAGCCCTAGAAATCTCAATATCAGTTGATAAAGTGTTTTGATAATAATTTAAAACTTTTCTTGCATCATTTTCTAACCATGGCTCTAATTCATTATCATTGATAAAATTTAGCGTTCTTTCTTTTAATGGTCCTCTTTTTGCAACTTTAATCCCCAAATCATCAATTAAACCTAATCTATCATCACCTTTTAATTGATTAATTATGTCGGATGTAATTTCGTTAACATAAGAATCTTCATCACCCATTTCTTCAAATTTAGAGCGAAAACTAATTTGATTTTCAGTGTATTTGTTTTTTAGTTTATTAACTTTTTTTTCTAAAAGGTCAATTTCGGATTTAGCTAAAAGTTTATCCATTTTGCTAATTGTCTTTTTATCGACATTTTCTCCGCTTAAATATTTAAATTTTTTCTTAATTTTCCCTTTTTCTAATAAAACTGCCTCATTAATTTTGTCAATATCGATACCCATTTCGTTTAATTCTTCTATTAATCTTTCAGCGTTATTTTTTATTTCTATTTTGTCAGCGTCTTCCAATGAATATATTTTTTCGCCCCCGACTTCTCTTCTCATTAAATCTAACAAATCATTAATGCTAGGTTGTCCACCGCTTCCATCTTGAGGAAAATCACTAAAATATCCCTGCTCATGTGCAACATATCTTGCGTCATCAAGGTCAATATATTCTTTTTTGCCCCCGACTAAATTACCAAATTCTTTAGCTTTTCTTATTAACCCTGGTAAAGTTTTATTTGTGATTCCCATTGCTTTTAAATCTCCGCCAAAATCAACAACACCGCCTCTATCTCTTAAAAAAATTAACAAAGATTTAGGTTTAATAGATTTTACAGTTTTAATAGCATTTTTATATTTATCCAAAATTTCAGCTAACTCTTCATTTGTATAAATTAAATTATCATTTTTTACATATTTATTATAAACTTTCTCAATTTTATCCGCTGGAAAATCTAAATTATCGGGTAAATCTTCCGCCATTTTTTCTAAAAACTCATCAAAACTTTTTTCACCACCCTTTGCCCAAGATATATTTCTTTGGAAAATAAACTTGTTTTCAGTAGAAATATCGGCTTCATTAAAAACAGCATCAACTTGTGCTTCTTGAAATTTTTCGTTTGCGGCTTTATCAAGATTGGCTTGTAATTCAGCTTTGCGAGTTTGTAAATCAAGAATTTGTGAATTTAAATTTAATTCTTTTTGTGCTTCGGCTTTTTTAATATTTGGTAATAATCTTTCTTTTATCGCTGTGGTTAAAAATTGTCTTAATTCATTTTCTCTAGCTATTACTTTTAATCTATTAAACAATCTAGGAAAATAAGATTCTGATGTTCTAGGTTTAGTAGTTAAAACTTTTTCATTTAATAAACCAACATTTACGGCTTCTCTGCCAAGGTGATTTAAAACATCATTTCTAGAAGATTTTGCTAATTGATTTATTTCTGGAATATTACTTACATCGCCGTTTCTATTTGCCCTAGATAACTCTTCAAAAAATTGTATATCATTTTTAATATTATTTTCTGTTTCGTTTAAAGCGCCTTCTTTTTTAATTCTTTTTTTAAAATTATAATAAGCTTTATTCTCCAATGGTTTATAATTGTTAAAATATGGAGCTTGTAGTGTTTTTTTAGCTATTTCGGCACTTTGAGCAGAAGCAATTCCAATTTTGTTTTTTTGCCACATTAAGCCCGTTTTCATAAGCTTTTCAGCTGTTTCTCTAGGCGATACAGCAAATTGAGTTTGTGTTAATCTTTGTATAGGGTTTAGATTATCAATTAAGTTTATTTTTTTTAGTAATTTTTGCCCTTGAATTACATTGCCAACATTTACCGCTCCAGCTATATCTTGCGTTATAGTCGATGCTAAACTTTGTTGTTGTTTTTTAAAATCAGCAAAAGCAGGAATTTCTTTACCTTCAGCTTTTAATTGTGGCGTTAAAACATCATCATAATATTTTCTTATAGCTTGAAATTCAGCAACATTAGCAGCACTTGCAGAATCTGGTCTTATTTCCATTTTTTGCGTGTCGGGATTTATAAAAACATCAGCATTTTCAGTTTCTAAATCTTTTTTAAATTTGTCAGCTAAATTATTAAATTGTTTTTTTGAAATCATTGCCCCCACGCCACCTAAAGCCCCAGCTAAAAGCGTTCCAGCACCAATATTTATAAAACTTTCTTGTGCTGTTCTTGTTTCTTGAGTTGCTTGTAAAATTCCTTCGCTAGCAGTCGAACTAACAGCACCAGCACCAGCGGCTAAACCAATACCTTTGGCATATTTACCAGCTTTGTAAGCTTTAGAAATTGGACCAAATACAGGAATAAGATTTATAGGGTCTAAAATACCAGCGGCTAAACTCCATGCAATACCAGCTCCCCCGCTTTCACTAATAATTCTTTCATTTTCATTTTGCCTATCAATTTTGGCTTTTAAAGCGTTAGCTTGTCTATAATTCTTAACTTCTACAAAATCTTTCCAGTAAGGAGCATAATCACTGTTTTTTATGTCGGTGTCAACATAATCAACGACATCAAATTCAGGATCGGGAGCGTCATCAATATTTGCTTGAAAGGAACCTTCTATAATTGATGAAACAATGGTATTTTCTCTTTCAAATGCTGATAATGCTATTTCGCCTTGATTATATTGCGGAGCTTTATAATTAAAATCCATGCCTTGTATATTAGCAATAGCTTTTGAACTTTCAATTATTTTTTCCCCAAATAATGGGTCAATTGGTTTTGGATTTATTAAGTCTTTTGATACAGGCATTTTTATTTCCAATTACGATATTTTTTGTTTTTTTCAGCGACTACTTTATCATTTAAAAGATTAAGTATATCTTCTTTTGTATATTGACGCTCTTTATTATATTCTTTTTGAGCCTCTTTGTAAAAATCAGTTTTTTCAATTTCGGGTTGAAAAACAACAGGTCGATTTTGATTATCTAATAATAAAGAATAACCTCCATAATTGTCTATATTAACAATGTTATAACTGGGTTTTTTGCCTTTTATTGTTTCTTGAGTTGCTTGTAAAATATATTGATTTTCTAAATTATCTAAGCTTGGAACTAAAGTATGTTTAGAAATTTCAACTTTAAGTTGTTTGTTAATCCAAGAAGTATCTCCATTATTGTATTTATCATAAAAAATTTCAGGAGCATATTGCATTACTCTTGGTTTTCCAACTGTGCTAACTCGATATTCGCTTTGCAATTTAGTTTTTGCAAATTCAACGGCACTTTCAGGAGTTGTATTACCATTTAAAAAAGCATCTTTTACTAAAGTTTCGTATTTGGTTTTTATTCCCTCTTCGATAATTGGATCGGATTTAAATATAGAAAAAAACCCCCTATCAGTCAAACTTTCTTTTAAATCATCAAAAGAATTATCTATAATTTTTTTTGTATCTTTATTGTTAATAATTTGCCCTTTTGCAACTCTATCCATTGATTGATATTTACTAATTTCTTTTTCGGCATAAGTTAATATTTGTTCAGGTGGCAAACCTAATCCAACTCTTGTTTTAATTGAATTTACAAAGTTTATATCATCAGAATTAAATTGATTTTGCAATCTTGGATTTGATTCTATGATTTGCGTTATTTGTTCAGCGGCTTCGATTTTTTGTTTTGGATTTCCCATGTTAAGTTGAGAACTCCAAATTGATTTAACTTGTTGAGGTAAAAAGCCCGTTTTATTTACAAAGTTTAATGTTACGGCGCTCGCATCTCCGCCTTTTTTTAAAGTTTCTTGAAGTTGATTTTGATAAGCTAACTCACCAATTTTTTTATCATCAGAATTGCTAGCGTCTAAAAATACTTGTCCACTTGCAACTAGGTTAGCTTGCCTAGTTTTCTCATATTGTTTTTGTAGCTCTTCAATAATAGATTTTTGTTTATCCCTTTCTCTATTAATGTCATTTTGGTCAATTAAACCTGATTTTAAACCAGTTTGTAAAATTGTGTTTAATTCACCTGATAATTTTGTAGGATTACCGCCTTTTCCAAGCCTTTCATTTACGGAATAAATACCTTCATAGATTTTATTTGTTCCATATTCTCTTTTCTTACTAGAAAGCGTTCTATCAACATCAAAATTAAAATCTACCGCCTCAACATCGGCTTGCCTTTTAATTAAGCTTGATAATCGTTGATTGTCTTTGTATTGGCTGGCATAATTATTGATAAATGAATCCCTTTCGGATTGAAAAGTCTTTTTTGTTTTATCAAAAAGCAAAGGGTCATTTGCAGGCAATTCGCTTATTGCAATTCTTTTATCATTCTCAAAAGTTGCAAGTTTTGTTTTAAAATCAATAACTTGAGCGGCATTAAAAGCCTCATCTTCTTTAATAGATTGATATTGCATTTGTCCAGCAATATTCATTAAATTACCTGATAATTGATTGCCAAGATTAGCAAGCATTTGTGATGATTGCGTGTCTGGCATAGCAATATCAGTTTTTGCCGATGGTGCTGTTATAATTCCGTATGAATCAGGTATTTTTGGCATAATTATTATTGTGTCATAGTTTTATTACCAGTATTTGCAAAACTTGAGGCAGATTGTGCAATATTTCCAAGACTTGAAGCTATAGCCATAGGCAATAATCTTTTTCTTTGTTTTCTAGCTTGTTGCGCTTGTTGTCTTAAAACATTTGCTTCCATTTGAGCATTTCTTTTTATAATTGCAATATTTTGTTCTTTGTCGGCTATAGTTTTATCAAAAATATTTAAAACTGAACCTTCCATTTCCGCCCCGCTAGTAGCTACAGAAAGTTTTTGTTCGCCGAGTAATCCTTCAAATTGCTTTGCGGTTTGTATAGCTTGAAATTGCCCTTGCTCTTCAACTAATCTAGCTTGGTCTTCTAAAGCCATTGCTTGGCGTTTTAAATCTTTTTTAGCCATATTAGCACCATAAATGCTACTAGCCATATTTAAAACCGCTCCTGCTGCAAAAATATAAGGTGCTACCATTAGATATTTACCTCGTAAGTTATATTTTTAATATTCATAGCTTGAGGCTCTTCTTGTATAATCGAATATTTTCTATCATAGCCCCAATCTCCTGCAACACTTATCAATTTTACTCCATCTTTAAAAGTCGGGGCTTCATTCATATTGTCGTTTAAATCTCTTGAAATTATTGGCAGTGTTTTTCCATCAATAATAATAGAACCTGCCCTTGATGTAAAAAACTTTATAGCTAATTCAGTAATTCGCAACTGTTTATTTTGTTGTGATCCGATTGTTTGTAATAATTTTTTACTTTCAATTGGATAAGAAGTAAAAGTTGATTTATATTTTAATCCAACATGAATTATTGAAGCAAAATTTTCAAGTGTAATTTTACCTTCTGCGTTTACAGTTTTATTTTTAGGGTCAGTTGCTCCATCGCCGTTAGCTTCTACACTTGCCCCAATTAAATGAGTCAACCCGCTTACTTCTTGAATTGCAATTGCCCAATTATTAGCGGTTAGTGAATTTGAACTAAAATCTCTAATAATTGTTATAGAAACTTGAGTTGAAGAAGTATAGGCGGTAATTTTAGCCTTACCCGTGCCGTTTAAATTTCTTATTTCTTTACCAACACTTGAGGCGGAAAATATGGCACTGCCTGCGGTTGCTATACCGCCTCCAATAGTTAAAGTTGTGTTTTGTGTTCCATTGTAAGTTAAGCAAGAATCAACATAGATATAATTTAAGTTGTCATAACTAAAATTAGGTTCTAAAACTTCAATAAATCTTTTTACGGTGCCGTTAATTGTCCTTTTAACTAAAACATAAACTTCGTCATATTCTTTGCTTGATGGGATAATTGCTAAATCCTCGACAATTCCATTTGTTGTAAATCTAGTCCAGCAATTAACTTCTTGATCGCTTTCAAAAACAAATTTTGCAACTTGCCCGTCTTCACGAATAGCCCAAATTGTTGAAACTGGATTTTGTTGGTAATCGAATCTTTTTAACCCCGTTCCCGTAATATGATTACTTCTAATTGAAACATCTTGAGCTTTAAATTTTGCTTCGGTATTTGTATAATTTATTGCCCTTACTTTTTGTTTTCCTCTTTGCAAATAAAAAGGCGTAGAGTCGCAATAAACAGGGTCAACCCATTCAGAACCAAAAGCAATTTGTCTTTTTAAATCAATATCAGTATTTGACATACCAGCGGCATTATTTGAAGATTTTGCTCTCCAAATACTATCGCTACAGCCAATAAATAACACTTCATCGCTAAATAACCATAAAATAGAATCATTTGTTGAGCTGGCAATTGTTCTATTAAAGCCATCATCAGCAGTAAGGCTTGTGTAATCTATATCAAAATTTTCATAGTCAGCGGATTTACTAAACCATATTTTTTGAGTTTCATTAATTGAGCCAGCTAAAACAAGTCTTTGTTCGTGAAAAGATATTGCTCTTGGAAAGCTTCTATTTAATCCAAATTCTCCTTCGGACCAAGTGTATAATTGTGATTTAGATATACCTGCGGATATTTCTTTTTGAGCTATATAACTTACGCTTGTAGAACTTGTAAAGGCGGTTATTTTAAGATAAGCATAGTTAGTTCCATCTCTAACAAGCCATAAGCTACCAACATGATTTGCGGTAAATGGAGTGTGTCCAACTGCGGTCATTGTTCCTGTTGTTCCTACTGGTCCATGATTATTTATTGCAACAGTTCTTGTTTGTAAAATATTTTCTTTTTGATATGGTCCAGCAATTAAATCAAATGTATTAAAAGTCCAATCAGAATTGCTAAATCGAATTAATTTATAAAATCCTTTTAATGGGTGAACCATCCAAATAATGTCATCTTTTTGCACATAACGAATATAATCTAAATCATTTTCGGTAAAACTATTTGCTATTTCATAAGCACTTCCACCGCTTAAAACTAAGGCTTGCTGTGAATAAAATCTAAAATAACCTGCCCCTAATTCTATAATTAAAACTTGGTCAACATTATATTTAAATCTAATAATTCTAGTTTTTTTGTTTGAGTCTTTAACTTCGTTTACAAATCTAGTGCCTTTTCTTCTAAATAACCAACCTTGAGGGTGAATATCAAAATTTTCAACAATAGAACCACCATTAAAAAAAGGCTCAAAATCGACTAAGCCGTCAAGAGTAGGCGATAGCTCGCCAGCATTAAATCGTGTTTGTATTTCATTAACACTACCCATTTTGTCTTATATCAATCCATTCGTTAGATGTTAAAGGTGTTTCATTTCTTATTGCCTTAAATTGTGTCATAGCTTGATACAAAGCATTTTCGTATTCTGATAATAATGTTTTTTCTCGACTGTCCGAGCCAGTCAAATTATAACATATTTTTGTAGCAAGCAATAAAACAAAAGCATTTTTAAAACCTGTAGTATATTCGCTAGGGTCAGTAATTCTAGCAACATAAGTAATATTTAAAACACTTTCATTTGTTAATATATATTTTCCTTCTATTGTGTAATCAGGGTCATTTTCAATAGATATTAGTTTTAAATATTCGGGGTTGGTTGGTAATGCAAATTTATAACTCCATTGGTAAAGCGGTGTTTCGGTAAGCTTGTTTAATGCTTGCCTACGCACCGCAAAACTCCATTCGGCTTCGTTCAAAATCTGATTTAATGCAAAATCATAAGCAAGTTTTAAGTCAGTAGCTTGTTGGCTTGGGTCAGTGTCAATATCTTGAACACGACTTTTACCTAACTTTAACAATGCAAGATTACATAATTCAGTTTTTGAAGTCATAACTAAACTTTATATTCAATTTTGAATCCAACAGACCCACCAGCAGTGCCGATAGTTTGTGCTGTTAAAATAATATCAAGTTCGGTTTTTGGATCAGCTGTTAATCCTGCGGCTTCCCAAATTTCTTTGGCGGAATCAGTAATAGCAAGACTTGCAGTCCCATCTAAAACTCTACTTGCAGAAGCAAAGGTTAAACCAGTTGCAAAACAAGCGGCGCTTATTGTTGCTCCTGATGCTTTATTTGGAGAATAAGCAACGCCAATTCTCATATCAGTAGTTCCTGTTTGAGCCGTGCAAGAACCAATAATGTTATGAATTATAGCATTAGAAGGTAATCTTGCAAGTCTCCAAGTTGAACCCGAAGTAGAGTCGGTAGGAATATTTACAATTGCAGTTATTCCTTGAACTGGTGCTCCATTTGTTTTTGCTTGTGGCATAACTGGTGGATTTAAAGCAAGATTTGCTAAATTCACCGTTTCGTTTAAATTAGTTACTGGCATAAAATTATATATTTAAATTTAAATTATTGTTAAGAACTATACTTTTGAACCGTCAGCTTTGTAAATAGATTTACAACGGATTTTAACGATTTTCTCGTCTTCAACCCTTGTTGCTCCAAAGTTCAATTCAATATACATTTGATTTTGATATTCTCTTTCAGGGTTTTCACCAGCACGCATAAATACTTCGCCAGGTAAACCTAAACCAATTGCTTGGTCTGTAAACATAAGAATTTCACGAACGCCGTCAGTAGGCATTTTTAAAAGTTCTGTTCTAATAAAGTTAATTCCTAACCAAGAACCAATAATACCTTTATCTAAAACTTGTCCTGCACTAAAATCACGATTAATGATTTTATTATCTTGCAAAAGCAAAAGTTCTTCTTCGGCAGAAATAGCACAATAAACTTTTTCTTTAATGTTACCAGTTTTCATGTTTTTTCTTAAAAGAAACAAAGCTTGCAAAAGTTTATCAGCAATTAAACCTGTTTTAGTTCCTGATTCTCCAGAAGTTCCTTGACTAGATGCAGTTCCATCTTGATAGACTGTATTAGTTGCGTCAGGGAAAGAAACTGTAGTAGTTCCTTCTTTACCTTCATAAGCAACTCCAGTAGCTGCATTAACAATAATTTCTTCTTTTTTTCTTTCTGCTGCATATTTTAAAGCATTAAGATATCCAGTATCAAGACCATAAATAGTTGATCTGTCTTTATCGAAACGATTAATAGCTACTGCGTCGTTAAAAGTATCAAAAGAAACTTTTCGTCTAGAATTAGCAATATCGGTAAATTTAGTTGTTTGATTTACTCCAGTTTTTTGTTTTAATTCGGTTGTTCCAATTTTGTTGAAAAATAAAGACTCGCCATTAAAAACTTCTTTTCTTGCACAAGCAAATTCAAGTCCTGATTGTTGAACTTGAACCGCTTCAATTAGCTGGTCGCTAAATTGCTTTACATGCGTTACATTCATATTTGATGCCATATATATAAAATATTTGAATTAAAAAATAATAAAAATCGGGGATAATTCCCTCCTAATTGCTACCCTTAATTTCAAAGACTTATATATAAGCTCCCTTTTACTTTACATCGGACAATGTTAAACTATAAAATACAAAAGTAAAATTATAAGTCAACAAAAATTATGATTTATTATAAAAACTGTCGTAAAGATTAAATATTTTTTGTTGTTTAACTGATTCTAATGCTGTTGATTCTTGAATTGCTTTGATTGCACTATTAAAATCTGATTCATTCATATCCCTTGCTTTTGAAATAGAGCCAATTGAACCTTCGCTAACTTTAGAAGCTACTTTATCCATAATTTTAGATAAAAGCACTTTTTGATCCAATGGCAATTTATGAATATTTTCCATTTCGTCAGGTGAAACATAGTTCATCAAGGTTTTTTCGGCAATATCCGCTCTTCTTTCGTAGTCAAAACCCCATTCTTTTTTAATATTCTCTAGTGATTGCTTATTCGCCTCGTAAGCTTGTCTCTCTAATTCAATTTCTTGCGTTCTATCAGCTTCAAAAATGCTATTAAGAAATTGTTGGGCTACTTCTGGCTTAATTCCAAGTTCTAAGGCTTTGGTTTTAGCTGTGTTAACAATATTATCTTCAATAGAATAGCCTTCGGGTAAGTTAATTTGGTAATCTTCTGGTTTAAAAGATGCTGGCTCATTCATTTGTGCTTTTAATTCTGCTTCTACAACATCACGAGCTTTGCCAAAATGTTTATTTTTATGGTAGTAATCCTTAGCAATAGCTGATAAATCTTTAGGAAAGTTTTTTGATAACCTTTCATAATCGGCATCTTTTCTAATATCCTCAGGAAAAAATGTATTAAAATCAAAACTTGGCGTTGTTGGTGCCGTATTTTGTGAAATATTAGCTTCATTAGCTGGGCTTGATTGTGTTGGTGCGGTTGGTGCGACTTGATTTTCTATTGTCATATTTTTTTTATTTGTTAATAGTTTTTAAATCTAAGAAATCGTCTATATATTGAAATGCTAATCTCATTCCCACTTGAACATGTGAGGCTAAGTTATCATCGCTAGTATATTCTCTAGAAATCAATTCAGGATTAATAACTAAAGCGTTTCTTAAATCTTTGTAAACTACTAAACCATCTGCCGTGCCAAAAACATTATTAAAAATTTGCTTTCTTTCTATAAGCTTTTCTTGTAATTTTTTTTCTAATTCCATTAAACTCCCGCTTGTTTCATTGTTGCTAATGTATTTGCCTCAGTGTTGGCATCAATCATTTCTTGTTGTTGTGCCATTTGCTGTTGTCTTGCTTGTCGCTGTTCATCAATTCTATTAGCATCTTTAATTAATTTAGGGTCAATTTGTAAAATATCCGCTTTGTATCGGGCTATTTCGTCAAAATCTATTGTGTCTAAAATTGAAGGGTTGGCTTGTGCTAAATTCATAATTGACATTAAGAAAACATCAACCGAGTTATTTTTGCCTAATTGATTGGCTTGATTAACTGGATTAATAAACTCGATTTTCATTTTAGGAAAGGTTTTTTTTCCTGTAATTTCGTCAGTTGTTCCCATCATTTTATCTGGCATTTCAGGAAATGGAGCATCGGGTAATAATGTAAAATTTCCATCTTGAGCGTAAGACAATTTAAAAAGAATATCATAAACTCTATCAAGAATTGCTTCAAGATATTGTTGTAATGATGAGGCTAAACTTCCCATGATTCTATAGCTTTCAGCTCTTAGCTCTAATATTTGGGTTGCGGTAGCTCTTGGGTCGTCTAACACTGATAATTTATCTAAGAAAAATATTTTTCTAATTGATTCTTGCTTTTGTGTTATCAATTCAACTGCTGGATTAATTCCTTTGCTGTCGTTTATTGGTTCTACTGCTCTACCATTGCCGACAGGTGATTTAACCATATTTAAAGCTCTAGGTTGCAAGTTCAATTGTTTCTCAAATTGAGCATTAACAACAAGAGGGGGATTTAATATTTTTTGTATTGATTCGAAGTAATCATACCACATACGATTTAAACTTCTTGCATCGGCTAGGGCATACATTGCTTGACCAGTTCCGTAAACTTCGCCCGTTCCTTTTGCTCCCCTTCCGACAGGAACAGGAAAACTATTAAAGCCAGTTTCAGCGATAATTTTGCCGTGTGTTGGATCTAACCAAATACCTTGAAACGGCATATTCATATTATCAATCTTGCTTGCGTCCCTTTCAGTTCTTGGCATTATGTATAATCTTATGTCAAAACTAGTGTTAGGTTTTTCAATTGAGGCTTTTTTAATCTTTTCATCAATGTTGCCTTTGTTCTCATTATCATTGCCAGCAAATTTATTTACAATATCTTTAGCGGTCATTTTCATTAACAAAATGCAAGTGTCAACTTTGCCTTCGTCATTTTCGGTAATTAAAATATTTTTAATATGAATTGCTTTAAAGTTGATTAGCGATGATTTGCCCTCTTCAATTTTCATTGCGATTGTGCCAAATGTAGCAAAGTCTTTTAGATTCTCATGATGAGCATCTTCAAAATTGCCTTTAGTGTCATAGAGAACGTTCCACATTTTGTCAGCTACTGCTTTAAGATATTCTAAAACTTTATCGACGGTTTTTAACTCTTCATCTTCAATTTTAATTGTAAACCATGGAGTTGCTTTATTTGTAAGAGTCCCGTTGAGAATTGAAGCAAAGTTTTCTAATGCAATAACCATTGTTGAGTCATTAGCAACAAATAAATCTTTTTTATCGCCTTGAGTCTTTTCGCTTGTGATGTCGGTTTTAAGTGGTCTAAAATACTTTGCGGTATCTTGCCAATTTGTTTCGTAATTCTTGCGAGTAGATTGTAAATCATTATAGAGGTTGTTGAGCTCTTCAATTCTTTTATCAGCCATATTAAATTCCTAATAATTTTTTTCGTTCCCTTACGCCTTGCATAGATGAACCCGCAAAAGTTGTTCGTTTTTTTAAAGCTTCTTCTTGTGCTTTTAAATCAGCTTCGCTTAGCAATTTAAGTCTTGTTTGTTCCGCAACTTGTGCATTTAATGCACCTGTTTGTTGTGCTTGTTGTTCTGCTGTTGCTAATGCGTTATTTATGCCAGTTTGTTCGCTGTTAATATCAGAAAGCCCTTTTGCTCCTGCTATTGCCCCAAGTGGACCTGCTCCAGCTCCCGTTCCTATTGCGACTGCTTTACCAACTGTTTTACTTCCTGTTAAATCAGCAGCAACTTTAGCTACTCCGCCGACTGCACGTTTAAACTTTTTGCCTAATCCCATAAAATAATAAATTAAATTAAATTCCTAATAATTTTCTTCTTTCGTTTTGCATTTGTGTATTGACACCTGCAAAACTTGTTCTTTTTGCTTCTTGTTCTCTAAGAGACAAAGCCGTTGCCTCGCCAATTACTTTTTTTCTTTTTTCATTAAATCTTTGGTCAAACCTTTCAATCCCGCCTATAGTTAAAAATCCTAAAGGGTTTTTTAAAGGGTCATAGCCGATTAATTCGTTTCGTCTTGCTGGGTCATTAAATAATGCTTCTTCAGCTTGTTTTTTCTCCTGAAGTTGTTTATAAAAAAAACCAAATCCCATAAAATAAAAATTAATAGTTAATAAGTTATCGGGCTACATAATGCAGTATCCCATCTTTGTTTTGTTTGCCCTATGTTCTCACGATACGATACGGCTAAATATCTAAAAGCATCTGCTCCATGTGAAGCCCAATCGTGCTTTGGTTGCAATTTAAATGTATTATTCTTATTGTCAAATTCTTTTTTGTAATTCTTAATAGTTAATAATCCCCGTCTTGTCGTAGCTTCATTAAAGAAGCATTTAGGAAGTATAGCCCTAACCGCATCAATTCCATCTTCGATTGATAGTTTTGGGGCAATCATAAATCTTAATCCCAATTCTAATGCCGTTTCTAGTCTTGATTTTCCATTAGTGAACTCTCTTATTTGTATGTCATGCGGGGCGTAATGTTGTTCGTAAATATATAACTTGTCTTTTACTTCTTTAATGTAAGTGTTCATACCCCTATTGTTGTCTTCGATATAATCGATTATCCTTACTTCATTGCCTATGAATTGAGCAAACCAAATTGTTGTTGCGTCCCCGACTCCCAAGTCCCAGAAAGTATAGACGGGTAAAGCTGGGTTGTGCGGATAATTTCCAATGCGTCCTTGCTTGTCGATGTCATCAATGATTTTAGAGTAATAAGCGCCCTCAATCGGGTTATTAAATGAGCAAAGAAACTCTTGATTAAAGAAATCTAGTGTTTTGCCCTCGCTTAGTATCTCAGCTTTAACCTGTTCTAATTGCTCTACTGTAAATACTCCCGTTTCTTCTGCCGTTTTAATCTCACTGTGCCAAACTTCAGGCATTTTTTGAGCCATCTTGTAAAGCTCGTAAGCATGATTTTGCCCCTTAGGTGTGAAGTTAAACATTGCCCAGCCGTTATTTTCGAGTAGCATCGGTTGAATTGTCCCCCATGCCCTTGGGTCTTGTTCAGCATATTCCGAGAATACAGCCCCCTTAATTCCTGCACCTCTCAAACTGTCGGGATTGTCCGAGCCTACAATCTGATAGATTGAGCCGTTTTTTAATGTTATCTTTAATTCTTTCTCATTTTTTTTTGCGATTAATTCTTGCGGTATATAATCAATGTATTTCCTTCCTTCGCTGTTAGTTTCTTGCCACACTGATTTTGCCCCTTGTGCGTAGCTCGGGAATATATGCCAATATGTGCCGACCGCTTCAAACATTGCACTATAGAGAATGCGATTCAATGCTAATAAATCTTTACCCGCTCGCCTGTGCCAAACATATATTGCACGCTTCTTTTTGTTGTTAATCATAGCGTCCCACAATCCCATTTGATACGGGCGAGGCTTGTAATTTTGCGGGATTATTATTTCTTGCTTATTTATCATTATTATTAAAAGTCGCCGGGATTACTATAATTTGTTGATTGTTGTTTGTTTCTTGCGATTTGTAGTTTAAATCTAATTCTTTTTTATTTTTAATCTTAGCAATATACATTTTGTGTTGATATAGTTCACATTGACGACGAACTGTTGCGTTATGCGATTCATCTTGAATTTTGTGCAATTCGCTTTCTGCACTGTCAAGCATATCATAAGAAGCGACTTTTAAAGCTAATTCTTTTGCTTGCTGATTTTCTTCTAAATTTAAATAATGATGTAGATTAGTTAGATGTATATTGTAATTTTCTGCTATTTTTCTATAAGATACATTATTAGCTATATCTTTAAAAACTGATTCTTTATGCTCGTTTAATAAATCTATTGTTTCTTGACGACTTATTTTTTTTCTATCTTCAATTTCTCTAGTTTTTAGCATTTTTTTTGTATTATTTTAACGCGCGTGCGATGTTCAAGTTAGATGAATAAAACTTTTAATTATTCTCTCTCATTTATCAATCTATCAAAACAAATCTTTTTAATAATAATCTTTTAGAAAGTCAATTAGATTTTTTATTTTTTAAAAACAATTTAAGTTTTGTAATATTCAATTCAATTTCTTTTATCTTTTTTAAAGATGCAATTATTAGCTCGATAATTTCTTTTATTATTCAATATCTTTATCTATTATATTGTTGCTAGTTTTTTCATCCCCCCCCGCCCCCA